CCACTACACACAAAGGCGTACCCTCAGCTGAATAGCTTATGGCAATGCGGTAATGGTGGGATTTAAAATATTTTTCATAGGGTACGCGTTGCAAATATAGTCAAACTATTTTACAATCCTAATTTTCATAAAGGAAATAACTTACGTTTTGAACCTCAATTACAACACCATCCTTTTTCAAATACCAATTGCAGAGTACTTGAGGATTAAGGTTATTACCAGCATAGGCTGTGATGCGCAGGGGCATGTTAAAGTCAACGCTGTCAACCTCCATAGGTAATGGGTTATTTACAAATCGTTCAGTTCCGTCCACATGGTAATACCTAAAACTTGAATTTAGAGTACTTGCAAGTGGATTGAAATCTGTCGTTAGTTTCAGTGTACATGGCACCGGTGGTACTGGCGTAGGTGTATCATTCACTGTATCTAATTCTTCGGGTTGGCAGGAAATAAGGCTAACTGCCATAGCCATAAATAGTAACTTTTTCATGTTGTATAATTTTGATTTTACTTCCAAATAATTGTTGCGATTAGGAAACCTAATATTGCACCTGCCGCCATGATCAATAGCATCTTGCTGTTGCTGTTGTCATATTCAGGTTCTTTCACGATAGGCTGTGGGGTATCTACCGGGGCTTTGCGTATGGGTGTAAGCTTGAGTTGTCCATTGCTTTGCCTTGCAGCTGCATTATACGCAGTCATTCGCTTGCGAATAGCTATTACATCAGATGCTAAAGGCTCACGCCTAACAACCCAGCAGTACTTTCCATTGCCTACCTTCTGAATCAAACCCAGTTCGTGCATAGCTGTGATTACGTTGTGACTAATCTTAAATGCTTTTGCAAATTCTCGGGATTGAAATTCAGCTTGACCACATGCGAATAACATCGCATTCATGTACTTTTCTTTTGTCTTGCTCATTTCTCTAAATATGTTTTAATAGTTTGTGTAAATTCTTCAAATGACCTGCACACCTTGACGCAGTATCCTGCATTGATAAGCTGTGCGTGAACGATTTTTTGCGTGTCTGAAAGTTTACCCTTCTCAGTTTTCATCTCGATGAACAGCGCATGGTATGAACCTGATGGCATGCATATCATAAGGTCGGGCATGCCGGGCATGGCTCCTTCGGCTTTTAATATGTTCCACCTTTTCGCCCGTTGTACTGTAGTACCTCCGATGAATACCCCGTTAGGGAATGAAGCAATCAATGTGCGGGGGAATGAGTATCTAAACCACTCCACACATCGCTGCTGTATCTTACTTTCTTCATGCTTCATGTGCAACCTGTTGTAACATGTTTGACATAGCTAACCAAAATGCATCACGGTAATGTTCATCTGCAACAATATCCACCACGTGCAAATGATTGTGCAACTGATAAAACTCCCATTGCCCTACTGGATGTATCTGATAATCACATCCAACTGATACGGGGCAAAATTCCACCGTGTGCTTTTGAACGGGAATATCAAACCTCACAAGATAGTTGAATGAATGATCTAATGTAACCAAGTAACACTGTCTACTTTCGTTTACAATCTTGCGTTTAGTGACATGTACATCATTATGGAAACCACGATGCAACTTGTGTACATCGTATTCACTTGCCATTTCACCGTGAAAGCTTTCATTCGATTCCATCATGTTTAGGTTATCTTCAATCTGTCGCCAGCGTTGTTCCTTGCTTTGATTGTCAAAGATTAACTTAAACCACTTCAAAAGCTTTGCGTTGGTTACATTCAATTCAGCTCGCAAGGTTTGGAATGGTACCTTATCCCATCGCTTCATTATGTGCAAGATGTCACTACGTGTGGGTAGTTCCTGCTGTCTTCTCTTTGGTTTACTCATCGCCTTCGTTTTTGATAGTTATTGTATTAATGATTTCGCATAGTGGTAATTGCATCACTTGGCTAAGGTTCATTAGCTGTCTTAGCTTAATGCTTCCCGGGTCAGCACACCAGTTATGCAAAGTCTTTTTGACTATTGGTGTATTACTGCGTTGCATAGCACGAAGGAGAGCGGCTTTGCTCCCCACCGTGCGTGCAATCAACCCGTTTAGTTGATTGTTCTTTCTCATTCCGTTGGTCTTAGTTGGTGATTGACTTTGTAGAATAGTTCGCGATGCGCTGTGCTGAAATGGTGGTGAAATACCGCCTCATCAATCGGGGAATAGTACTTTTCACGCATGTCCTTTTCAAGGCGTGATGCTATGTCACTATCTTCATCATACGCCCAAGTATCCATTGCAATGCAAAGATTATTGTAGCGTATTTGGATTAGTGTTTTTTCTGCTGTAATACAACAATAGGTCTTGCTGTAAGTACCACAAACATAAAAGAAAGGCAGTTGCACTTGTTCAGTGCGCACTACTGCCGGAGCTGTGTGTTGAATCTCGATTGTCATTGTATTAGTTTTTAAAAAATTAATCTTCGTTATCGTAGCACTGACTGCAAGTGGTTTGAACATCGTCCATCTTAGCAACTTCATAGATGGCTTGGTCTAAGAACACCTCCCAATCTTTGGCATCAGTTGGTTCATCAGGGTTTTCAGCGTTCCACTTTTCAAGTTCTTTGAGTGCTTCCTCTTTTACCCAATCATAGTAGGTAGTCCAGTTGCAGTGAATGCATTCGTCCTCGCATTCGTAAGGGTGAGTAAGTCCGTAAATGATTTGCATTTGTTTTTGTTTTAAATTGATTACCTTTGACGTGTACAAATATACACCTGTTTTTTATGTGTGCAACTTTTTACCCCAAAATTTAACAATTATTTTTGGATTCCTGTGTAAGTAGCCAAATATCAAAGCATTACGGTGAATGGCTTAACAAGGCTACGGGGCTAACTCACGATAAAAACAGGGCAAGTGATCTCTTGCACGAGGTGCTTGCCAGGCTAATGGATAGACCAGAACAGGATGTGGTGGATATAGTTTGCGGTGGTAAGATTGAGCAATATGTAAATCGTGCATTGTGGTTATCATGGCACAGCAATCGCAGTGACTACGCTGTTAAATACCGCAAGTATTATGATTTGCACACAGAGCGCGAATTGGTAGATACAAAACAAGATGAAACATGGATAGGTGCGTTCATTGATGGTGAATACCTGTACAGCGCAATAGGTAGATTGAATGAATATGATAGTATCTTGCTAAGATTATACAGCAAACCCGATTTTGACTATAAAGAATTGAGCAGGGAAACGGGCATACCATATAACTACCTACGGCAATCAATACACAGAGCATTAAAAAGAATCAGAGAATATGTTAAACTTCAACGTGCCATTGCACATACAACGCGAGAGGCTGAATACCTGCAAAAAATGTAAGTTCTTTGTACCTACTACGCAATCATGCGGCACATTAATAGTTGGTGCCGGCACAGAGGTTGATCCCGAAGAAAACAGCGTAACCTACTACAAGGAAAAGATAAAGCTTTGCGGCTGCTTCATGCCACTCAAAACAAAGTTCCGTTTTACATCATGCCCAGCGCATAAATGGTTTGCACTTGATTGGAAACAAAACGAGATTGCGGCACTGGATGAGTTTATTAACCGCATCCATAAGGCGAATAAAATTGAATCAGATGACTTGAAACTACTGTACTATTGGTTTAGCAAGGTAACAGGTAAACATCAACAGCCTTCAGGATGTGCATCGTGTATACGTGACCTTATCACAGAGTTTAGAAGGCAATTAGGAAAAATAGAAACCAAATAAATAATATATCATGCCCCTACCAACACCAACATCAGACGAATCAAAGAGTGCATTCATAGCACGTTGCATGAGTGATGCAAAAGTGCAAGGTGAGTTTCCTGATTCGCAACAGCGCATAGCCGTATGCATTGCGCAGTATGAAGCTAAATAACAATATCTTATCGAACGTTATGGAAAAGACACGAAACGAGAAAGGTCACCTGCTACCCGGGCATGGTGGCTTAAAACCAAAAGGTGCAGTAAGTGAAAAGGTCAAAATGTGGAATGAGTTAGGCGAATGGTTTGTGCAGGAAGGCGCAGCCAAATGCATGCGCATCATGAATGAAATGGAGGATGAAGAATATATCAAACACTACACTGCGCTGCTCGAATACTTCAAACCAAAACAAGCCCGTGTAACACATGCAGGTGATGAAAAAGCACCCGTAGTTATTCAGGTACATTCAGACTTGTAACAAAAAGGAGGCAAAAACTACAATACAACAGAACATGAAATTAAAGTTCAGCATAGCAGCCAACGCCAAAGGTATAACACTTGGCAAGTACATTGACTACCAGAACGCGGTCGATAAGGTGGAGCAGGTGCGCATTATCACAGGCAAGAGCAGCGAAAGCATTAAGCTACTGCAAATGCCCGTGATAGATGAAATCATAATGCGATTTGAGGCGGCAATCAAATTAGGTAGCAATGACTTCGAGCGCAAGGTTCGCATAGGTGCCATAGAGTTAGGCTTTATTCCTAACCTGCAAGAAATGACCTTTGGTGAATACGTGGATTTGGATAGCGCATGCAATGGCTTGTACAAAGACGGTGTTGTCAATGGAGAATTAGCGCACAAAATGATGTGCATACTATACCGCCCTATCAAAGCTAAGTTTGGTGAGTACTATGATATACAGCCTTACAATAGTGACGCGAAACGGAAGTATGCAGATGCAATAAAAGAACTAACCCTTGACCATGTACTGAATGTACTGCTTTTTTTTTCGAGTTTAGAAATCGAGCTATACAACACTTCCCTCGAATATTTGGCAAAGGAGATAACGGAGATAGTGAAGGAGATGAAGTAGAAACGCCCGATGGACTTGCGGTGTATGGTTGGTTTCATATTATCGAAAGTTTAGCGGACAGGGACATAACTAAGTTTGACGCAGTGACAGAGCGTAGAGCATTTGAGGTGTTTACGCATCTGACTTACTTGGCAGATTACGTGTACACACAGAAAGTAGAAATGAGAAAACGCAATAGACAATGAGTAGTTACAATTATAGTTACAACGTTTTGATTAACCGCTTCGAGGCATTCGCAGCCGGGCATCTACTTATCAAACGTTTTACGCATGGACAGATTGACCTTAGCGATCAACTGAATGATGAGCAGTACCCGTTCATGCACGTAACACCCGATACGATTGAGCCTGTAAAAGGTGCAATACAATTCGGATTTCATATCATGTTTGCGGATATACCGCGTGACAAGGAAACGAAAGCGGAATACCAACGCGAGGTTATTAGTGATTGTGTACGCTTAGGGCAGGACCTCTTAGCAGAAATACAGAATGGACTTGAACTCTTTGGTTTCAATGTTCAGCTCGTTAACAACGTGGTGTTTGAGCCATTCATGGAGGAGCAAAAGAACACGGTTACGGGTGTTGCGTTTACGGTGAAGCTTGAAGTTCCGTGGGACTGGAGTGCCTGTGATATTCCCGCTGTGTGGGCAGTAGGTGGTAGTAGCACGGGCGGTAGTGGAACGCCTATCGGAATACTATTACAGGTTAATAATGTTGACAATGCAGTACAGAGCCAACTTGACCTTGTTGCAGGAACGAATGTAACTCTTACCGACAATGGAGACGGTAGTGTTACCATTGATGCAACGGGTGGTGGTACTGCGTTTTATGCGGCTATTGAGTTTGATGTTAATCACACCACAGCACAAGGCAATCCATATTTGATAGGTGATACTGTATGGTACAATGGCAATGTATACACGTGCATAGCGAATAACGATGCTATCTTACCAACTAATGCGTCTTATTGGACATTGCAGGGTGCAGGCTTTCGCATAAGAGAAACGCCCGTAGATTGGAACGCTACAACAGGGGATGGTCAGATATTGAACAAGCCGGTACTTGCCACGGTTGCAACTTCGGGTGATTATAATGATTTAAATAATCTACCAACTTTAAATAACGGTACGGTTACAAGTGTAGCACTTACTGCACCTGCCGCGTTTAATGTTAGCGGCTCACCTGTTACCACATCGGGAACATTAGCAATAACAGCCGCAGGTAATAGTACGCAGTACATTGATGGTAGTGGTGCGCTTCAAACATTTCCTATTATACCAAGTGCACAAGGGTTGCAAAGTGTTATAACATATGATAACAATCTAAATGTAAATAATACTATCAAAGGAAATGGAACAGACTTGACATTTTTTAATAACAAGAATTTTGAGATATTACCTTCTGGTTCTTTTCGTGCGGCATTAGGTAAATATCCACCTGCATATAGTGAACTATATATTGAGCCGAATTACGCTCAACTGATGAGCGAGGGTGCTACCATACAAAAGGTAAAAGTTGATACCACGAATGTTTATGTGCAAACGCCAGCGGTAGCAGCTACCACAGCGACCGTAGGTCAGGTATTGACATTGACAAATGCAACGACAGGAGCAGTTGAGTATCAAACCCCTGCAAGTGCCGGTATTGCACATGGCACAGCATCAGGAACGGATACATACGCCGTAAGCATAACGGGTGTTGCAGCATACGCCGATGGAGATGCATATCTTATTCGTTTTACTAATGGCAATACAACATCGTGCACACTGAATATAAATAGCATAGGTGCTATACCTCTTTATCGTAATAATGACGGGGCGTTAATTGGTGGAGATATTTGGGATGGGGCAGAGATGCTTTGCATTTACAACAGCACGCTAAATGTATTTCAATGCATAGGCACTTCGCCAAATAGTTTATTTGCGTATTGCACCAATGCCGAAGCAAGCACAACAATTACTAAAGGTCAACCTGTTTACGCATTTGGTGGCACAGGCGATCGCTTGACCGTGAAGCTTGCCTATAACACATCCGATGCAACATCTGCTCAGACGGTGGGCATGGTAGTTAGTACATCCATCGCACCAAACCAAAAGGGAATTATTATAGTTGCAGGTCAACTTGATAATCTTAGCACATTGCCTACATCAACATTTGCGGATGGTGACCCTATCTATCTTGGTGCAACAGCTGGAAGTATTACTAACGTAAAACCTTCAGCACCTAATCACTTGGTATATCTTGGTATTGTTACCACAGCCAGTCCGGGCAATGCGGGGCGTATGTACGTACGTGTGCAGAATGGTTATGAACTTGATGAATTGCATAATGTAGTAGCTACCTCACCTGCTAACAATGACTACTTGTATTATGATTCAAGTACTTCGCTGTATCGCTTGCGTCAATTAACAGCATCTTTGATAACTGATACTACAACGGTAGGTCAAAACATAGTTAAGCTAACTAATCCAAGTGCTGTTAGTTTTATTCGTGTGAATGCAGATAATACGGTTACAGCTCGCACACCTTCACAAGTATTGACTGATTTGGGTGTAGCCGGCACGATTATACTTGCACGTGACTTTGCTCAGTACACAGCAGTCAACACTACAACAAATACTCTTGTGTGGAGTTCTTTGATTGCGGCAAATACATTACAGGTTAATGACTTTATAGAAGTAATCACGCAGCTTTCAACCAATACAGGTAATGGTGTAGCCTTTAACTTTCGCGTATATATAAATACATCGGCATCTTTAACGGGTGCGACTCAGATAGGTATCTTCACGAACACGGTTGCAACGGGTAATGCAGGATTTTTAAGAAATATAGCGGTCACTGCAACGGGCGTAAGTGGCAATTTACGTTTGTTTAATTCTACTACAAGTTCCGCAAGTTCCTACGGGGTTAGTGCTGGCAATCCGTCAAACATTACAATAGATACCACCATAGGACAATATATAATCTTTGCTTTGCAGATGGGTAATAACACAAGCACAAGCGGTGTTCAAGGAACTATAATACGATTAACGAGATGATGAATATTCAACCATTAGACATTTGGAGCGATGGCGATACTAAAACAGCCACATCCATTCTACTTTACATTAGCTATGATGACCTTGCTACGCAAGCCGCATTGGTGTACAAGTTATTTGACATCAATGGCACGATCATATATGAAGGGCAATTATTCTTTACGGGGCAAGAGTACATTGATTGGGGTAGCAGTGGCGATTCAAATGCTGAAGCTTACACTCTTGCAGCGGCACATCTAAATCTTACCCTTGTATAGTGGCAAGTGAGTTTGAGGACATATTGAATGAGTATGCACTGGCTGTTGTGGAGCGTGCGCAATCTAACCTACGTATCAAAAGACGTGTACGCGGTAAGGTTGTCAATCGTGTTGCATCAGGCAGGTTGCTCAATTCACTATACTACAATCTCAAGATAAGATACAACAAGCCTACTATTGACTTCACCGTATCTAATGATGACGCGGGTAAGTATGCAGATGTTATTGAGTTTGGGCGTAGACCCGGTGCGAAGATGCCACCTGTTAAACCTATCGAAGATTGGATACGACTCAAACCATTAAAGCTTCGCAACAGGCAGGGCGAGTTCATCAAAGCCACAGAGAGCAATATCAAAAGTGCTGCATTTGCCATTGCAAAGAGCATCGGAGAAAAAGGTATTGAAGGCATCTACTACTATACAGAGGCGATAGATGACACGTGGGATGAGTACAAAGACAAGCTAATGGAAAGCTATATTAAATCAGTTGAAAATAGATTACTGTTAAACAAAAGATAAATGGCAATAACAATCAATGACCAACCTTATCCGTGGGCGGTACGTGGTCAGAAGTTAATGATAATAGCAACGAGTACTGAAACAGCACAGACGGGTTTCCGTTATGGTGTTGAGGTTGTGATTGATTCAAAGACGTACAACTTTTACATACCAGCTGCGCCTGATGACAAGTTGTATTTTGACCTTAACCCGTTGCTCGATGATATGCGCAACTATGAGCCATTGAACTTTCACCTGTCAACTGATGATACAATAGATGATCTAAGCAAAAAGTCAATAAGCTTTACGCTCACAGAATGGTGGATGGTAGGCGGGGTGTTGACAGAGGCTGAAGGTAGCGAAGAAATAGGAGTGCCTATGATTGCAATCAATGGTTATTTCCAAGTTATAGACGCATACAAGCCAAACGTTGAAACAGGTAGTTCCAAAGTAAAGTATTCACTTACTTCGGGTACATCGCTTGTAATGAGTGACCGCAAACTTACCACTTCACCATTCTACAAGTTAGCATCGACTTGGAGTTTTACAGCTGTCAATTCTATATGGTTGCCTGTGTTTGAATCTGACTATGGTGTGCTGTGCATTCCCGGCAATAACAACTATCTATCGAATACACTTGGCAATCAAATAAAGATTACAATCTACTCAAGTGCGGGTGCACCTACATCTACTACCATACCGCTCAATGGATATGATATTGAAGCTTTGCCTGTTTATCCTGCTAACCTTAATGACTGGACGGGGTTAACCGTAAAGCCTTCGCTGTTTCCTAATTGGCGTTGCTATGTGGTAACCATTCAAACAGCACCAAACACTGACAATAGTGAGCAGTATATTTTTTACAACGCTGCGGCTTATGGTCAATCCGATTGCCACAATGATAAGATACGTTTGGGGTGGGTAAATAGTCGTGGCGGGTGGGACTATTTTAACTTCATCAAAAAGTCTGAAATGACTGATGAGATAGAGCGCAAGAATTACCGCAAGGTGTTATTCAATGGTACAACAACGGTATTCAGTGCTAATGATCGTGGATTGCAGGAGCGTAGAAACATTGTACAACAAGTGCTAACCATAACCAGTGACTACATCACAGAGGGCGAGTTCTTGTTATTGCGTTCACTGCTTGTGAGCAATCAGGTTACATGGCTAAGTGAGGATGCAGGTAAGCCTATTGAGATACCTGTCAAGCTTGATGATACTAACTACGTAGAAAAGAAAACACGTGACGGCAAGCTATACAACGTGACATTGAAAGTAAGAATGGCAAACGAATATTGGACATAAGCATGAACGGAGAAGTACAATTAATAGTTAAAGTACCGGGAACAAAACCGAGCGGCACCATACTGGCTACTGAATCGGGTGTTATTGATACAAGCACTACACCACAATCAGTGTTTAGCTACCCTAATGACATGAGTTCTTATGTTGGTGGGTACGTGCAAATGCAAAGTTTAATCAATGGAGATTTGGGCACCTTCTATATTAGTGCTGTTACACTTGACAATCCTGCATTTGCTTATATCAGTCCTACCAATACTCAACTATTTAGTACTGCGCCTTGGAATTTTGCCACTACTGACTTGCCTAACTTCAACTATATGCAAGCAGTACCTGCGATTGTTGACATGTATCTTGACCTATTCGAGAATGAGAGCATATCGCAGAATTGGAAGTTTCAAGACTTAACTAATTTCACCGCACAGGGTGCATTTAGCCGTGAGTTTAGAGTACCATTTAGCGACAACAATCAAAAGGCACTGGGTTCATTGTTTGATGTGAATACAGATGCGGGTGCAAACAATTATTTCCACTACAAACTACCTGCTGAAATACGAGTAGACACGCTACCCATTGCCACAGGATACATCAGAGTGCGCAAGATATACAAGCAGATGAACCGTATCAACGAGGTTGAGATAGCCTTCTACGCTGAAACGCCTGATTTGGTGCGCAACATCGGAGATAAGAAGCTTGTTGACATTGCTGACTTAACCACATTAGATGAGATTGTGAGTTACGATATTGTAACAACACCCACATCTGAAAGGATTTGGACGCTATGCGATCGTGGTCAAAGGTGGAGTGAGGGCGGTGAAGTCAACACACGTTCGCTTGTTACAGCAAGTACGCCTGTATTTGCAGAAGATTTAACTCCAGCACTTAATTGGTGGTACTTGTTTGAGAAGATTATCACAGATGCAGGCTTTGAACTTGTAGCCGGTACATTAAATACTTTGCTATCTAACTACTGGATGCCTTGGTGCAATCAAAGTTCTTTGATAGGTAGTGATTCATTTAACTCATTATTCTTTCGTGCGTACAATTCAGCTCAAGTAGGTATTGGTAATACGTTTACAGCAATACCTATCAATACAGAATTATTTGATAACAACGGTAATTTTAATACAACAACATATACTTACACTGCACCGGGTGGAGGTTGGTATACGTTTAGGGCTATCTTAAAATTTAGTACCGTATTTACCGCAAATCCTTGGGATATAATTGTTGCACTTGAAGTCAATGGTTTGACCAACTTCAATGAGATGTTTACGGGAAGTGTAACTAACAATTCTATTGTGGATTGTGACTTGAGGATTGCGCTAAACACGGGTGATGTAGTAAGGTTAGTGGTGCTACAATCCAACTTAGCTGTCAACAATCAACTATACGTACAAGCAGGTGACGGCACATTCAATAAAACATTATTTGAAATAAATAAGACTGAATTATTTTTCGGACAAACCATATACTACAACTTGAATGCACCTGACATGAAGCAGATAGACTTTGTGACGGATGTAATCAAGATGCATAACTGCGCAATAGTACCTGATAGAGCAAACCCAACTAAGATATACATCGTGCCACAGAATAGCTATTTAGGCAGTGGCACAACCCTTGACTGGACATCTAAACTTGACACAAGCAAAGACGTTGTAATCGGTAGCACGGTTGACTTGCAAAAGTCTAAATTCCAATTCACATACGCTGCGGGTGATGACATTATAAGCAAGCAATATCAGGTTGCAAATCGCATCTATGGGGATTATGAAGCGGTTGGATATACCATTAACCCAAACACAACGCCAAGTGACTTTGCAATAGGTGACCAAAAGATACAACTTGTAACACGGTCAACGCCTTCGGGGTTGGTAAAAGGTAGTGGGTATGTCATTCCAATTTTCCTCAATGATCAACTCGAGTTTGTTGCACCCGGTGCGCGATGTTTATACGAGGCGGGTACATACGATGTCCAACTATATGATGATGGAATAAGTGCAGCTGTAAATACATCCGTTCCTGTGCTAAACAATTACAGCGTTCTTGTACCTGAACTTGATGATTACGATTTGAACTGGGCACCTGAGGTACCAGCACAGCCCATACTTAGCAATCCATACAACAATCTTTTTAATCTGTATTGGCGCACTTACATGAATGCTTTGTATTCACCTGAGGCGCGAATGATGGAGGCTAACTTTGCGCTTGACCTAAAGGACATCCTTACCTTTTCCTTTGCAGATAAGATATGGATACAGGATAGCTATTGGCGTATAGTTGAGATTAGTGATTACAAGGTGGGCATGTATGAGAGCACTAAGGTTAAACTACTAAAGTTTTTGGAGGATGTAGAGGATTGTGCAAGTACGCCTGTTTCAGTTAGCGTCAATGGTGAAGTAAACTTTGAAGATGGCAATGGTGACCCTGTTGCGGCAACGCAAGATTGCTGTTCGCGTTATGGATATAATTGGGATGAGGTCAATGCAGTATGTTGGGCGTTTACACCAACGGGCGATAGACCTAATAGCGGGGTGAATGGTAATGCAACAAGTCCTGCACCACGAGTAATAAAGGCAGCAGCACAAACCCGTTCTATTGTCAACTCAGTTATCACAGGTGAAACCATTGAAATTGCCATAGGTAATAAGGACATGCTTGCAGCGGGAGAGAATTTAAGGTTGGTTCAAGATGTACAGGGTAGTACATTACTTGGTAAAAACGTTTACACAAATCTACCGGGTATTCATATCGGAGGTGGCTATCGTAATGGTGATGTAGGTAATGCCAATTATACTGGATGGGCGCAAATGGGCATGGTAGTGTTACAAGATTATCCAACCATTGCAACATCAGGTGATGTAGTTGATTTATTAATTGAGGGTGTGGCGGGACAATACATCAACATTCCTGATGATACGGTATGGAGTTGTATATTCAATGTTGTTATACGCGATGCGACAGGAGCAAGCGAAACCTCACTGCATCACTTTACTCTTGACAAGATAGGGGGCGCAGCAAATGCCAGTGCAATAACTACTCTCAATACTATTGGTGCAATCGGCACGAATGTGTTTACGTTCGGCATTGACACTGCTACCAATCCTGATGAGCATCGAATAAATATAACCGTCACGGGTGGCACATATCCAGCAGGCTTCCAAATTTCTTCTACACTTCAATACCAACAAATGAAACTCACATAATAATGGATTCAATAAAAAACTCAATGCGCTATTTGCAACTTGGCATAGCGCCAACAAGTAAGCATAATTTTCAACTTCGCACATGGCAACGTGTGCTGTGGTATATCACGCTGTATATATGGCGCACTATCTTGTTTTTTGGTCTTATCTATTTACTATCTAAACTAATATACTAATGGCAGAGCCTATCGTTCGAAGTTTCGTAATTGACACCACAGAGAGTGAACAAAACCTCAAGGAGTTAAACGTTCAAATCAATGCAACATCGCAAGCAATCAATAGCGGTGCGCAGTCTTTTGAGAATGTAGCCGCTGCTGAACAGGAAGTAGTAGCATCGAGCAAGTCACTCAAGGCACAGCTACGTGAATTACAAGCACAGCTTGCCGCTACTGACCCCGATAGCGCAAAGTACCGTGAGCTTGCAGCGGCAGCGGGTGAACTCAAGGATAGAATACAAGATGCAGCGCAAGCAGTAGGCACACAGGCGGGAGGTGCTTTTGAGCGTGTTGGTGGATCACTTGGTCTTGTTACTTCACGTATTGCCAATCTTGACTTTGAAGGTGCGGCTGAAGGTGCAAAGCAATTAGCGGTTAACATCGGACAGGTCAAGCCGGGTGATATTGCCAAAGGTATATCCAGTATCGGAAGTGCATTTGCATCGGTAGGTAAGGCATTACTAACTAACCCTATCTTTTTGATAGGTGCTGCCATAGCGGGTGCGATTGTGTACGCTGAAGAATTGCTGTCATTAATTGACGGTGTTACCGATGCAGAAACAAAAGCATTGGATGCACAGAAAGAACGTGCGGCACTTGCAAAGGAACAGGTAGATTTAATTTCATCTCAAGAACAGCAACTAAGATTACAAGGCAAGACTGAGAAAGAAATTACTGCACTTAAACTGCAAGCACTTAACACTGCTATACTTGAACAACAAGCGGTAGTTGAAACTACGCGCATACAAGCAGAAGGTCAAATTAAAGCAGCGGAACGCAATGCTAATTACCTAAAGACTTTCCTTGACTTTGTAACCTTTCCACAGCGCAAGCTTGCGGAGTTCTTTCAGAACTTTGTCAATGGTGCAATTACAGTACTTAATAAACTTGGTTTAGATGTAGAGAAAATTGACATTACATCGGTATTTGAGGATGTAAACAACTTCATTGTAAAGAAGATATTCGACCCTGAACAAGAGCGTAAAGACCAAGAGCAGATAGTCAAGGATGCGGAAAAGACTTTGAATCAATTAAACGAACAAAGAGCCGCAATAATTAATCAACAGAATGCTAAGGAAAAATCAGATGCACAAAAGGCAGCAGATGAAAAAGCAAAGGCGGCAAAAGATGCAGCCGATGCACAGCTGAAAGCTGAACAAGAAGTAAGTGACTTGCTCAATCAGTTGTACGAAGAAAACGTAAAGGAGTTTGAAGATGCTGAAAAGAAAAAGACCGAAGCAGCGGAAGCAGAAGCGGAGAAACGTAAGAAAGCAGAAGAAGAGTATAACACTGCTATAAGCGCACTACGCAGTGAACAAGACGCAAAGAATCTTACGCAGGATCAACAGGAAATCATTGCCATTGATAAGAAGTATTTGGACCTACGTGAAAAGGCAATACAAGCGGGACAAAGTACTGTAGAAGTTGATGCGGCATATAAGAAAGCATTAGAAGAACAAGAAGTAAATAGTGCTGAAAGACGTAAGCAAATTGAGGAAGCAGTACAAGATTCTAAATTACAATTAACCTCGGATGCACTTGGTGCAATAAGCAATCTTGTTGGTGCATTTGCCAAAGGTGATGAAAAGCGTGCAAAGCAAGCGTTTAAAATTCAAAAGGCTGTAAGCATAGCACAAGCAACAGTAGACACGTACAAGGGTGCTAACGCAATCTTTGCAAGTGCAGCTGCAAACCCTAAAACAGTACTATTCCCTGCTCAACCATTCATTGCCGCAGGTATTGCCATTGCATCGGGTCTTGCCAACGTTGCAACTATTGCGCAACAGCAGTTCCAAGGTGGTGGAACACCCGCAGGAAATAATAGTGAGAATCCACCAAGTTTGCCGGGAGATGGTGGCGGAGGTGCACAGCCTGCACAATTCAACCCGCTTGCTGCATCATTCCTGCAAGATAGACCTGAACAAATTACACCACGTGCATATGTACTTGCAGGCGATGTAGCCAGTGCACAAGAGGTGCGCGAAAACGTAGCGGATTTAGCAAGAATCGGATAAACTAATATAATTTTACATCATGGAAAAAAGAAAAGTAGTTAAATGTGTTATTGATGAAGAGGGTCGTTTGGGTATTACTGCAATGGGCTTAGTCGATAGCCCTGCAATCGAAGAAAATTGGATTGCACTTTCTAAAATGCAACTATCAAAAGTAGATGAAGAACGCAGGATGCTGTATGGTCCCGCACTCATTCCGGATAAGGAGATACTTCGCTATGATGACAAGGGAGAACCTTACTATGTGTACTTTGAAAAAGCAACCGTTCAAAAGGTGGCACATCAGTTTTTCAAAAAGAATTTGCAACACACCACTAACCTGCAACATGAAATACCTGTAACGGGTGTGACGGTTGTTGAGTCATGGTTAAAAGAGGGTAAGCAAGACAAATCATTACAGCTCGGATTACCTGAACTGCCCGATGGCACATGGTTTATTGGAACGCATGTAGACGAAGATGCAGTGTGGGAAGATGTGAAGATGGGCAAGGTAAAAGGATACAGCATTGAAGGGTTCTTTAACGAGGTAGGCGTAGCCATGAGTGGTGTAAAGAATTACGAGGCAGAATTGGTACTTGAGTTAGATCAACTATTAAGCAGTGTAAATCCCAACAAATGAAAATAAATGCTGTTAAGTTTAAGGACAAAGCGTCCTTTGAAAAGAACAAGAACAAGCCGAATGTACGTGCCGTGCATGAGCCATTTGGCATTATTGTTTTTGAAGATGCTAACTATGTTGCCCCTGATGCTGCCAAAGTATCGCAGGCATACCAAGTAGACGGTGCACTCGATAACATCCCTACTGGTCTTGCTATCTTAGTTGCGCCTGATATGGGTGCAGCTGAAATCTACTTGCAAAAGAACAAGGTAGCGATTAAAGAAAGTTTCCACCTAACTAACACATTCTTTGTTGAGGTTCCTGCCTTTGCTTCATTCAATGAGTTCTACGATGCACTTATGTTGAGTAAGCTATTCACCAGTGTAGAGCCTGATTACATACAGCCATTTCAGACTGATGCTGATGCGTATAGCTACGAAGGACAATGGCACCTGCCTAACCTAAAGGCTAAAGAGGCGTGGTCACTTATTGACGGTGCTGCATATGGTGAAGTTGCTGTACTGGATATAGCATGCGAAACTAACCACGAAGATTTACAGGGCATGATTAGCGGCACCTCTTGGAACTGCGTGACTAATGCAGCTGATGTCAATCCTGTTAGTGAGAATGAAAAGCATGGTACTTGTTGCAGTGGTTTGATATGTGCCACAACTGACAATGGTGTGGGTGTTTCCTCATTAGGCAACAACAAACTGAAAGTGCAATTCTTGCACATCGGTTATGGCAGCACCACAGGCGGGGGGTTTAGCACATCTGATACCATCCTAACACTTGCAGCAAACAAGGTAATTGAAAATCCTAACTGCCTTGCTGTATCAATGTCATGGGGTGGTGGTGGCACTTGGAGTTATCCGATATTCCAAAATGGACTTACACAGATTAAGACGTTAGGACGTGGTGGCAAGGGTATTCCTATCTTCGCTTCAAGTGGTAATCAAAGTCAATCCAACTTTACACAAGCACCTGCAATCTATCCTATGGTACATGCAGTAGGTGCAAGCACTCAATCAAATACGCGTGCTTACTTTAGCAACTATGGTCCTAAGACTTTTGCGGCTACTCCTGGTACAGCATGCCCAACCGTTGATAGAACAGGCGCAAGTGGTTATAATGCATCGAGCAATTACACCAACTTTAGTGGAACATCGTGTTCATGCCCTGTATTAGCGGCTATTGCTGCAAGTGCTTTGCTTGCTAATCCGACATTGACCGAAGCGCAAGTAGCAGATGTGTTGCGACAAGCTGCACGAAAGACGGGCGGTTATGTGTACGATGCAAATGGAAAAAGCGCGGAGTTAGGTTATGGAGTAGTTGACATGTTTAGTGCTGTAAGTATTGCCAAATCATTAGACGGTGGTGACCCTGTGCCCGTGCCAACACCTGAATACAATCTGTATGGTAGTATTAGCACACCTGCAAGTGCTGTACAAGGCACAACTATCAACGTGCTGTATAGCGTTAATGTAGATCGCGTGTACACAAAGGACATCATTGCAACAGTTAGCCTGTCGTTTAAACGTCCCGATGGTAGCGTGTTTACTTTCTACACTGGGGATGTGACCATACTGAAAGGTCAACAGGTGGCAACCATGACAGCACCATTTGCGTTGCCAAATAATCAGGTAGGCAATAGCACGTTTACACTTACCATTGACCCGAATAACGTCATTGCTGAATTAAATGAGAATGATAATAGCATAAGCACCGGCACAACCATTACTTCGCTCAATCCACCAACAACAGGTGTTGACGCAGCTGTGACTATTGAGGGTATTGAGTGGTTAGATGCTACACGTGTACGCATTCGCTACAAGTTTGCCAACAAAGGCACTACTCCTATCACATCGCTTAAAGCAAAGCATGGTTTTGCGGGTGGTTTTCAAGGCGTGTGGAATAGAACTGATTCAATACAGCCGGGTAACAGCGTAGTACTCGGCAGTGTTTATAGCACTACTTGGATAGGTGTTGCCTTACCTGCTATGTATAGCATTGAGATTGTGGCTGTGAATGGTTCACCTGATGCTGTGACAAATAACAATGTTGCATCAAAAGAAATATCCAAATAATTTATATCTTAGCACACGTTAATACGCATAGTGTTTAAGGTTTTGGTATCTAAAAAGAATGCCCCTAACGAGGGGCATCTTTTTTTTACCAAGTAAACTAAACAAATTATCAAAGTATGCAGGCGCGAATATAATCGGCAACGTTCATCTTTGAAGCTTTGGCATTTCTTATAATTGACTTGTATTGTTTTTCAGTCAATCGTGCACTAACTTTTTTCGATAGGGTTTCTGTTTGCTTCATAATAGGTGTATTTATTTATACGGCTAAGGTAATATAGTTTTTGGTATGTAACAAAAAAACGTTTTTGCTACTATACCCAAATACTAATCGATGTCAAACATTAAAGAACAAATCAAATCCGTATTCTCAAAGTACGGCATTGACCCTTCAAGCGTTGGTATCAAGTTCGAAGAAGAAACAACTGAGACAGCAACTGAGGCACCTGCCACAGAGGTAAAGTTCGCAGTAGAAGGTACTTTGAGCGATGGTACTAAAATCTATTCTACCGCTGATGAGTGGGTAGTAGGTGTGGATATTTACACACAGGATGCTGAAGGCAATCCAGTGCCTGTTCCTGCGGGTGAATACCTGCTTGAGGACGGTGTGACCAAAGTCGTAGTAGGCGAAGATGGTCTCGTTGCTGAAATTGAACGTGAAGAACAATCAACTGAGATGAGTAGCGAAGACCTCGTTGCTGTAATCGGTCAGTTGTCTGAGCGTATCGCTGCACTTGAAACTGAAAAGACAGAACTTGCTGCTGCGGTT